AGGCTGAATGCGAAGACCGCAGGTTCGTGTGGAAAGGTCACAGAACAGGGCAATGACCACATAGCGATCCAGCGATTCATCTACATAAGAAGCACAATCAACCGTATGCAGCGTATCACTGATGAGATAATGCCCGTTGATCCACGCCTTGCCTGTGCCGAATGTAACGGATAAATTTTTGACCGTTGGTGCAAAGCACTGCCGGTACGTATCCAGAATCCCGTTGCAGATCAGGCTGGACAGATATGCGGTAAAATCCTCTGCGGTATACACCCGGTCAAGGTTTTGTGCGTTAAAAAATCCATAGGAAAAAGACATATGAATATCACTCCGTTTCTTTGAAAGTCGGGGTCAGACTTCTACCGTTCTGGTCGAAACTCTCCACCATGCCGATCAGCTGGATTCGAGGCTGAAGCAAGCCGAATCTTCTCTGTTCCACGGTTACATAGTCGCCCACAAAATAATCCTTGTTGTACTGATACTGGGTGGAGAAAGCGGCGATAGCGGATTCCGATGCCGTTTTCGGCTGTACCAGATGTTCTGCACCGCTGCTTTTCAAAATTTCCAGATATTCCGCATCCGTCACATCTTCTTCCTGTGCGGTGTTTCGCTCATCCACATACACCTCATAGCGGTCAAGATAGGTCGGCTCTGTACCGGAGCAGAAGGTCGTTCGTTTTCTGGCATTGCCCTCGCCACAGCCCAGCACATAGGCGAAGTTTTTCTGCACCGCATCGTCCGCCGCATAGGAGAACGACAGCAGATTGTTGTACGCATCGGAGAATACAATGTGGGGATTGTCGTCCTGCAAAAGACTGCGGTCTATTCCGGAAAACAGGTCGCATTTCAGTGCATTTCCATCCAGCCGCACATTTGCCGAACCACCGATAGTTTCGCATAGACCGTACAGCCATTCTAAGATGTTGTCATAGCTGACCTGCATTCGTGCGGTTTTCTGCCAGCAGTCGCCGGAAACCGTCTCCATGGAAAAACCGGGCAGATTGCGGATTCCGGCAGAAATCACATTGTGGGACAGCACTTTGCGGACGATGTCCTCATAGCTGCCGTTTGCGGTAATGGTGGGATAGATGATTCTTCGTTCCAGCAGACAGGCAAGAAACCGTCCGGTGACTGTCAAATAATCGCCCTTTTCAGCATCGGTTTCCAATTGCAGAGATTCAATAATGCCAAAATGCTGGGCATCATCACTCCTTGCCACAATTCTGCCACGCTGAAAGATGGATACATTTTGCGGACTGGCAGCGATATACACCTCAAAACAGCCGCACTGGTAGAACTCAATGTCCCACAGGAGAGAAGAATAACTGTCGCAGATGGCTTCCAAAGAAATGGAAATGCGGTTTTCTTCTGCGATAAGGTTGTAAATTTCCAACTGCATTTCTCACACCCCCAGATAGGAATTGCGGTGCATCAAAGTTACACGCAGCTTTTTCACACCACGAACTGCCTCGACTCGAAAGGTATTTGTTCCTTCTTTTAGTGTCAGCCAAGTCGAACCGGAAACCAGCCGGTTCAGGATATTGCTGTCTACGCCATTGCGTGTCAGCGTGACGGTCTTGCTTCCGGTTTTTGTGGTAACCGTAATGACATCGCCGGTCAGAATATCGCCTTTGATTTGCAGATACTCACCGTTTTCGTTGTAGATGGTCGGTGTCACTGCCACCACTTCCTGCGGAATGTCGCTGGGCAATGCTTCGATTCGCAGCGTGAATCCGGTTTCATCTCCGTCATTAGTGATAGAGAACAGGTTGCTGTTGGAGTATACGCCCAAAGGAAACGGAGCATCGCTCTCTGGAAAAGGAAAGTGAAATGCTCCGGTGATGCCGCTGTAGTAGGCATAGAAAATATCCCGACTGTACCAGTAAATATCCGGACAGAGAATGGAGATCTGCCCGCTGATCTGCTGCTCGAAATTTGACACCTCGCAGGTTTCTACATACCCCTCGGCATAGACATCGATGTTCGCCGTCTTGTACCAAATCTTGATGTATCGGGACGGCTTGACCACATGATACAGCTGATGCCGCCGTTTCTCAATGCCAATGCCACGCATGGCAAAGAAGATGACTACGTTTCGCTTTTCGATGAAAGCGTTGTTCAGATAGCTGCCGTTCATGCCTGCATAGCTTGAAGTGCTGACTGTTCCGGCAGGCGGATTCAGACCTTCGATTTTGGAGGTCATGTATTGATTGGCGGTGGTGGATAGGTTCACTTGTTCGCCGGATTCATTTTCGAGGATTAAGGTGAAATACATGAGATACCTCCTTGTTTTTTCTGGTGGGGTGTGGTATAATAAAAAAAGTGAAAAAATAATCATATTTCTAATTGTTTGTACCAATTTTTACGAAAGGAGAATATTGAGCGTTATATTACAAATTAAAATAGCAATATAGCTTCAATATATGATGATTTTTATATGAAAGAATTGAATCTTTGGTGGAATCGTCAATGTATGATTAAATATTTTGTCGACACAATTAACCGTTATGAAATATCAAATGAGATTAAAATAGTTGTACCGAAATCCGCAAAAACTTATCCAAGTATATGTACGCCATTAGCAGCAATTATTGATGAATATAAAGATAAAGGTTACAGGTTTAATTTCAACTACAAAGGAATAAATAACTATATCAAGCACACACGTGTTTCGAATCCACTTTCAGTTGAAGAAATGCTCGATAGTTCTGAACTAGCTTTTCCACTTGATAAAGTATGGAAATATAATTCTGCTGAGGGGGTAGCCAAATTAGTAACAGCTTTTGTCAAAACAATAAGATCAGATGCACTACTGGAAAAAGGTATAATAAGTAGTATTGAGTGGTGTATAAACGAAGTAATGGATAATGTTTTACAGCATTCTATAAGTGGTATTGGCTATGTTATGGGACAGATACATAAAGAAAACAAAAGGATTTCTATATGTGTAGCTGATCTTGGAGTAGGTATATATGAAAGTTTAAAAAGCTCTAGACATTGTCCAAGGACTGCGATTGATGGCCTTACATTAGCTTTACAAGAAAAAATTACAAGAGATGAAAATATTGGTCAAGGGAATGGAATGTGGGGACTTGGAAAAATAGTAGCCGAAAATGGAGGGCGGCTAGAAATACAATCAAATTCTGCAAAATTGCTTTATGAAAAAGGAGAAACGAAAACTCAGGAAACAAGTAGATTCAATGTTGGTAGATATAATAATATAACATATGTTGATTTTCAAATGGATTATTCAAATCAAACTGATGTAGCAAAGGCGTTAAATGGCTATGAGCCTTTAGATATATGGCTAGATGAACATGACTCAGAAGTAGATGAAAAATATCATTTTTTGCTTCAAAATGATTGCGTTGGCACAGGAACCAGAATTGCTGCACAAAAATTTAAGAATCAAATTTTCAACGCTTTAAAGGAAAAAAGGAAAAAAGTAGTACTTGATTTTGAAGGAATTAGTGTAGTCAGCTCATCATTCGCTGATGAATTAATAGGGAAAATAGTTGCAGAGAAAGGATTTATATATTTTTCTTGTTATTTTGAAATCAAAAATATTTCTCCGTTCAATGCAAGCGTTGTAAATCGTTCTGTAGAGCAAAGAATGGCTCAAAAGTATTATGATAGAAATATGGCTGATATAGACTAAAATGTTAAAAGTTTCAATTTGCAACTACACATTCAACGCATTCCGTGTCAACCGATAAATCTCCAACCGTGACAGTGCCTTCGGCGATTGATTCGTCTGATTCACCGTTTTCCGGTTGTCGGTATTGTAATAATTGTTCACCGTTCCACCGGAACTGTCGGGCAGCATTGCTCCGGAAATCCCATGCAAGCTGTAATTCAGATCAGAATCCATGGTCAGCTGCATGGCCTTCGCCACACCGCCCACGGCTTTCTCCACATACTTCTTGCTCTTGTCGATGCCGTCTGCCAGCCCTTTCATAAAGTCCGGCATCCAACTCTCGTAGTCTGTCAGCGGACCTTTGTCCGGTACAGAGAAGTGCAGGAAATCCCGAATGGTATCGGCAACATTGGTGACGCAGTCCGCCAGCCAGCCGATGGCACTCTGAATGCCATCAATGATTCCCTGAATGATGTCCCGTCCCCAGTTCCAAGCATCGGAAGCCAGTCCCCTGATATATCCCACAGCGGCATCGAATCCATTCTGAATGGTGGAATGGATGTTGTCCCAGATGCTGGACACCGTAGAAGAAATGCTCTGCATCACGTTGGAAATGGTGCTCTTGATGCTGTTCCAGATGTTAGATACCACCGATTGGATGGCGTTCAGAACATTGGAAACCGCAGAAAAAATCTGATTCCAGATAGACGATACCACAGAAAAAATGGCATTCATCACACTGGAAATCGTGCCGGAGATGCTGTTCCAGATGGAAGAAACTACATTCCAGATTGCAGACAAGACAGACGAAATGAAACCAGATACCGCATTCCAAACCGTAGTCACCACATCTTGAATTGCCGTCAAAACCGTGGAGATTGTATTGGAGATGGCATTCCAGATGGTTTCAAAGGTCGTTCGGATGCTCTCTAAAATGGGTGCTAAAAACGCCACGATCGCATTCCAAATGGCACTGATCTTCTCCGAGATCCAGTCCATCACTCTGCCCACAATGATTTGGATGGCTTCAAAAATCGTCTGAAACAGATAGCCGAATGCCGTGATCAGCGGTTCTAAGGTAGTGTAAATGGCATTCCAAACGGTCGTAATGACGTTATAAATTGCCTGAAAAACCGTGGAAACCACGTTGTAAATGGCATTGAAAATCGTGCTGAAAAAGTTGTAGATTGCTGTAAAAATGGTGGTGAAGAAGTCCCGAATTGCCGTAAATACGGTCGTTGCTACCGTCTGAATGGCAGTGACAATGGCGGTGAAAGTATTGGAAATGGACGTCCAAGTGTTGACGAAAAAGTCCCGGATTCCGGTAACGATTCCCGTGAAAAAGGAAGCAATGCTGTTCCATGTGTCCACAAAAAATGTCTTGATAGAAGTCCAGACTTCGTTCCAGCTTGTTCCGAACCATCCCAATACCACATCCGCAATACCTTTCAGGGTATTCATGATATTACGGAACGTGTTGACAACGAAATTCCAGATAGACGTAAAAATACCCTTGATGCCATTCCAGCACTGCTCCCAGTCACCAGTAAACAGACCAATCAGAACATCCAGCAGCCCCAGAAGAACGCCAGTAAACTCTGAAAAGATGTTGGAGATGTTTTGAAAGACACCTTCAAAAATAGGGGCTAACAGATTGCATAGTCCATCCCATGCCGCTTTCAGCACATCGGTGAAACTCTCAAAATCGAATCCCAGAGCATTTATCCGGTCAGTGATGCCCTGTGTCAATCCAGTAAAGGTGCTTTTGATTTGCTCCCAGATGGCGATGATATTGCTTTTGAATTCGTCATTGGTTTTCCAGAGATGCACAAAGGCAGCCACCAAAGCGGCAACAGCTGCGATAATGGCGAGCAGCGGACCTAATGACACACCCAACGCTCCGGTAATGGCTCCGATGCCACTTTGCACAGCCGAGAAAAGGGCGGGCAGTTTGGACACTGCGGAAAAGACCATCCCCACGCTAGAAATGGTCTTTCCAAGCACCACCAGCATCGGACCCAAAGCAGCAGCCACCAGTGCAATTTTCGCAATGGTTTCTTTGGTCTGCGGATCCAGTTGATTCAGCTTGTCCACCAGTTCCTGAATATGGGAAACAATGGAGCGAATGGTGGGCATCAGGATGTCAGAAAAGGAAATCGCCAGTTCTTCCAGCTGGGACTTCAAGATGGTTACTTGTCCGGCAAGGTTATCCTGCATGACCGCCGCCATTTTTTCAGTTGTGCCATTGTAGCCGTCTACCGTATCCGAACAGGTGTCAATGGCATTGGACAGTTTTTCAAAGTCCGCCGGTGAACCGTTGATGATCGCCAGCATACCGGACATGGCCTCTTTGCCAAACAGTGAGGCAGCCGCCTGTGCCTGTTCTGCCTCAGAAAGTCCGCCCAATTTCTGACGGAGTTGTTCCATGAGTTCCCGCAGAGAATACATCTTGCCGGAACTATCCGTCAGAGAAATGCCGTACTGTTCCATGGCAGATGCTACCGTGTCTGTCGGCTTTGCCAGATTGGTGATAGCGGAACGCAGTGCTGTACCAGCCTGTGAGGATTTGATACCGGCGTTTGCCATCAGTCCGATGGCAATGGCAGAGTCTTCAGCAGAGTATCCCAAAGAGCCCAGTACCGGAGCGGCATACTTGAAAGTTTCGCCCATCATGCTGACGTTCGTGTTCGCATTGGACGATGCCGCCGCCAAAACATCAGCAAAATGACCGCTGTCGGCAGCAGATAAGCCGAAAGCGGTCAGAGCGTCTGTTACAATATCCGAAGTTGTCGCCAAGTCCTCACCCGAAGCGGCAGCGAGATTCATGATGCCCTCGATACCTTCCAGCATATCGCCGGTTTTCCAGCCTGCCATCGCCATGTAGTTCATGGCATCAGCAGCCTCACTTGCAGAGAACTTCGTTTTACTGCCCATTTCACGAGCCTTTTCCCGGAGAGCATCCATCTCTGAACCGGTCGCCCCCGAAACAGCTGCCACCTTTGACATGGCAGAATCGAAATCCGCACCAGTTTTCACGGCAATGGTTCCCAGAGCCGTGACACCAGCAGTGACCGGCAGCAGCTTTTGTCCCACACCGGAAATTTTGTCCCCGGCGGACTGCAGCGTTTCACCCAGAACACCCATCTTTTCCAAGGCGGTGTGAGAATTGTTTGCTTCTGTGGTCAGGCGTTTCAGTTTGTTTTCGGTTTCGATGATCTCACGCTGCAAAGCATCATACTGCTGCTGTGAGATTTCGCCGTTTGCAAGAGCGGTGTTTGCCTGTTCTGCGGCAGTTTTTAGTACTTCCAGCTTTTCTTTGGTAGCTGTCACCGCATCGGCGAGGAGCTTGTGCTTCTGCGAGAGCAGTTCCGTGTTGGTGGGATCAAGCTTCAGCAGTTTCTGGACATCCTTTAACTGCGTCTGCGTGCCCTTGATATCCTTGTTGACACCTTCCAGTGCTTTGGACAGCTTGGTGGTATCGCCGCCGATTTCTACGGTGATGCCCTTGATGCGGTTTGCCATGCGGTTTCACCTCCTCCGTGAGAGCATGAAAAAAGCACCTGCCGAAGCAAGTGCTTTCTTGTGAATAAATATTAGATATTTCTTGGCTTATCACCTTTTAGAAATTTCAAATACTTCATAATTTCTTCTTCAGAAGAATCGGCTGGAATAGTGTTTAAATAACCATCTCTATTTAGTATCATTATTTTTTCAAATTCTTTTTTTGACAATTCACGTATATCTTGTCTTATTTCTCCATTGATATAGATGAAATTATCTGCTCTTAAACATTTGCATATATTCTTAAGAGCAGTATCATCTTTAAATAAAAGAGTTTTAACGTAATCGCTATTGTAAATGGAATTCATTAATAAGTCAACTTTAGCATCCATAGAAATAATTATCAGCGCATCAATATTTCCTGTTTTGGTTCTGGGAAATAGCCCGAATTTATTATTGAAAAAATATGAATAGAATTGCTCGAAAGAAGAAGAACGATCTATAAAAATAACCCCAATATTAAATAGCAACCCTTTCGTCAAGTTTTTACCTTCGAATTTTGCTTTTATTTTATTTATGTTTCTTTGAAGCTGAAATAAGCAACACTTGTCAGCAAGTACAGTATATTCAGGGTTTTCATCTTGCAATTTGATAATAAATTCGTCATCTTTATAGTATGGAATTATATATTTATCTCCATCATGAACACTTACACCTTGTGTTAATACTTCGCAAGATAGAGTTTTTACTTCGACATTTACATAATAAGGGATATCTTGATATAAAAGCTCAATTGAAAGGCGTGGTTCCGTAAGAAAACATTTATGTGAGAGAATCGGCGTAGTTTAGGCTACGCCGGTTTTCTTTTCTTTTTGGGCTGCTTGGGATTGCTCCCTTGCTTCCTCAAAATCAAATGCACCAATGAAGTTATAAACAATCTCAATTTCTCTGACCTTAATGCGCGGCTCATTCTCGTCCGGCGTGTAAACCTCGGAGATATAAATTTTATCCACAAACTCCCGGAGAATGTAAGCGTCAAGCTGCTGCATATCGGTGTACTTTCTGACCGCTGCAATGAACTGTCTGACGTTGACTTTCTGCTTCTCCTGTTCCTTGACTTCCTGCCGCAGATGTTCGACAAGATTTGTAAGGTTGGTCTGTTCCAGCTCATAGTCACGGGACAGTTTGATGAAACGCTCGTCGGAGAGCTTGCCGGAAATGTTATCCTCATACAGTCGCTTGATGATAACATCCAGCTCGGCAATCCGCTTTTGCGATTGCGCCAGAGTGTCTTTCTTTTGTGCCAGCTCCTTATCCCGTTCCCGCAGGCTTTGATCTGCGGCCCGCTGCACAAAGTCGTCCTCATACTGCGTCACATACTGAATGGCTTCCCGCAGGTTTCGCAGCACGATTTCTTCAAGGACAACGCGCCGGATAGAATGGGTCGAACATAAAGTGCGGTCTTTACGGTAAGTTGAGCAAAGGTAATATTCCTGTTCAGGTTTGAAGTGATTGGCCCGGCACAGGTACATCTTTCCGCCGCAATCCGCACAGAACAGCAGGCCGGAGAACATACCCATGTCGCCCATCTTAGTGGGACGGCGGCGGCCCTGTCGGATTTTCTGGACGATCAGAAACACGCTTTCCTCAATAATAGATTCCTGTGTGTTCTCAAAGATCACCCAATCCGCCGGATCATTCCACAATACTTTCTTGCTCTTGAACGATTGCTTGGAAGTTTTGAAGTTGACCGTATGGCCCAAATAGTCAAGGCGTTCCAAAATATGCACTACCGTCTTTGTTGCCCATTTATAAGGGTCAGTTGGCCGTTTAGATGTTGTCGGCAAGTCGTTTTCGTAGCAGTAAGCAACAGGCGAAAGAACTTTATTTTCTTGGAGCCATTTTGCAATTTGCGTCGGCCCCATGCCGTCCATGCACAGTGCAAAAATCTTCTGGACAACGGCGGCAGCTTCTTCATCCACGATCCACCGCTTCTTGTTCTCCGGGTCTTTCTTGTACCCATAAGGCGGGATAGTGGTGAGGTGTTCGTCGGAGCGTCCTTTGGATTGCCACGTTGCCCGGATTTTCTTGCTGGTGTCCTTGGCGTACATTTCATTGAATACGTTGCGGATGGCGGTAAACTCGCTGTCCCCGCGCACACTGTCCACACCGTCATTGACGGCAATAAAGTGGACGCCGTACTCTGGAAACAGCATTTCCGTATACATTCCGACTTGCAGATAGTTACGCCCGAACCGGCTCATATCCTTAACGACAACGCGCTTGATCTTGCCCGCCTTGATGTCGGCAAGCATCCGCTGGAATCCGGGCCGGTTGAAGTTGGTTCCCGAATATCCGTCGTCCTCGTCGTAGTGGCGGATGGCGGTATAGCCGTGTTCCCGGCAATACTTTTCCAAAATCCGCTTCTGATTGCTGATACTGTTGCTCTCGCCGTCCAGCTTATCTTCTTGGGAAAGACGCTCATAGCAGGCGGTAATGCCCTCGGCTTCCTCCTGCGGCTGGCTGTGGACATAGAATTGCAGCACCGTGTTTTGGATAGCCGTCTTGGTTTCCTCGCTCAACGGCGCGTCGTTGGATACGCGCTGAAAGGAAGTGACTGGCTGTTGGTACATTTGATTGTCAAGGTTCAAAGTAGTATCGTTATTCCGTGTCGCACGGGGGTTCCGTGCAATCACCATTTCCGGCTGTTTGCTCATAAGTTCCTCCTATTCCGCAGCCGGAAAACGAGGCATGATACAAGTATATTATACCATATCATGCCCCATCCGTCTGCTTGTAGGAAATGAAAAAATCTTTAATTTTTAAGTGGCTGCCTTGTTCAAATCGTTTTGGAGCAGCCGACGGATTTTCTTGACTGCGGTTTCTTTCGCGCCGTCTTTGACGGTCGCTTTCACAATATATCGAACGCCTCCGATCTCGTACTGACGTACAACGGGGGCGGTCTGGTTCTGACTTGTTACTGTACTCATACAGTAATCCCCCTTTCGCTTACATTGGTGTAAAACGAAATGGGCAGTACGGACGGCTGCTGGCACAGCTCCACGGGAATCTCACCCCGGCCCATGCTGATGGGTGCGCCGCGCAATGCTTTGAGGGCGTTCAACGCGGGAGTATCATTGTCTTGCCTGTACGTCGTCGCCCACAAGTTGCCACACTTGTTTTACAGCCCGGTTTGATCGCTCCGCTTTTTCCTACTGGAAAGCCTCATGGCGCACCTGCCGCACGGCTCGGCACAGACAGAATGTGTCCGTTTGCCCTATGATGCGCCGCTATATACGGGCATATTTTTCAAAGAACTGTGACACCACAGACCTTTTGCTGGCGGGGAAAGGGTAAGCCGCTGCATCCAGCCGGGCGATTATCGTTAAACTTTAACGATAGCTTGGATCAACCTGATTTCTAAGCACCGTTTCATGTACTCGTCCACGCATAAATGGGGATAGCCGTCCTCGTCATAGAGCGTCCGGGTACACAGACAATTCATGTAATTGTCATAGTACCGAAGCAACCGTTCTACGGCTTGGGGATCGCCTGCACGGGCGGACACATACACTGAAAGGGGCAAAGGCTCTTTGCCTTTGTAGGCAGGTTCTTTCATCCGCGTCAACCTCCTTCCGGCATGAGCGCCATCAATTTTACACGCAACTCTTTCAGTGTCTTTGTCCTGTGGCGCTGGACGGCGCTGCGGGACATCCCTGTGAGGCTGGCGATCTCGCCGTCTGCCATATCCAGTACGCAGTACAGGATCAAAATGCTTTGTTCCTGTTGCGGCAGGTTGGCAAAAGCGTCGGCCACAAGCTCGTTGTCGATATGTAAATCGTACCCATGAGAGCTAAACACAAAGCTGTCACTGGGATAGCGGTCTACGGTGCAGAGCTTGTCCAACTCATGCTGCGGCAGGTCGCTGAACATCGTTTCACGATCTCTTTGACGCTTCATATTCCGCAGATAAGCCCGTGCCTCATTCTTCAACACTTTTTTGCAAAAGGCATCGAACTGGCCTTGTCCATAGTCTCGGGGGATAGCTTCCATCATTTTCACCCCCTTTCTGTTGGGGGATTGGGTGGTTCTCTCCCTTTCCGCTACTACTAATCCTGCGATACCCTTTGCTGCCCGCTGAACGCCTCCTTTTTGGACTTTTTTTGGAAAATCTTCCAGAGCAAATTTGAAACCGCAAGAAACGACAAAATTCGCCCGGCAGGTCATAGACCCACCGGGCGAAAATTAGATTGATATGAAGTTTCCTTACATAGTATAGTTCATACTGTTGGCCGGAGCTGCCCCCTGTTGGATACAGGCTTTTTTTAATAAACTATGCTTTTGTAAAATCGGACATATTAGCATGGCGGCTCCCTCCGTGGGCCGCCGATCCTGCGCCGGGCAAAGAGAAGCGGCGGCCTTGATTTCTCAAAGCCGCCGCTGATCGTATGGGCGTGTCAAAAGGGCTGCTGTGCGACGGCTTTTTTCTTTTGCCGTCGTCCGGCAGATGGTATCTTTATTTAGTTGCTGACTAAGGCTTTAATTTTACGGATTAAATCAAAATCTGTTTTGCAGCAGAAATCAGCATAGTACAGTTTGGTTTTTTGCTCTAATGCTCTGCTGTCATCACCAGACATGAGCAGGAAGGGCGTTTTCAAACCTTGTTGACGGATTATTTCAAGTAAATCCAGCCCTGTTCCATCTTCCATATTGAAATCGGAACAGACTGCATCTACTGTGATTTCTTGAAGTATGTCCAATGCTTCCTTGACACCCTTGGCCTTAATCGTATCAAAATCACCAGATAGCACAGTTGACAGGGTTTGCAGAAATTCCGTGTTATCGTCCACTATCAATATTCGTTTCATATCGTTCTTCCGCTTACTCCACGGTAATCTGGATCGTTCCTGAATAGTCTGTGCCAGTGATTCCGATGTAGTTCGCTCCTACTTGAAGCTGAACAGCAACGCTTCCGCTGGATGATTCAGAAAGCACTTGTTCCTCTAAGTCAGGGGAAATGTAAATGAGCTGACATTTTCCATCAAGGGAATCAAACTGGTATTGGATCACTATTTCACGGCACTCATTTTCTTTGAGGTCGGTGTCTGCAACCAAAATATCCTGTCCGTTAAATCCAGTTACAGAAGCATTATAGGTGGCCTGAAAAGTATCATTGTCCGTAGTCCGGCTTCCCTCAAAAGACTGATAAGGCGTTATGAGAGCATTGCTTTTCCCAATCACCACATCGTCGCTTAACTGCTCTGCACCATCCTTGAGATTTTCACTTAACCTATCGAGGCCGGAGCAGGCAGTACAGGCCAGCAAGGAAACCGCAATCAGACAACATCCAATAATTTTTCCAATTTTCCGCATAGCAATTTCCTCACTGAACGAAAGTAAGGAACATGGCAAGCGCAACAATTCCCACCATCAGCAGTGCCCAAAACGCGCTGATTGCCGTGGATGCGATATTGATAACGCTGCGGCTTTCCTTGCTCCGCACACATACCACCGAAAGGATCAGGCCCAGCAGGACAAAAACGATATTGGCCCCGGCCCAAGCGGTTCGGATTCCGTCCGATAGCGAAAGGTGCAGGAACGATGGGGCAAGAGCCGCCAGCGGCAGGATGCTCACAATGAGCGCAGCGATACTAACTGATTGAAGTTTTTTCTTTTCCATAGTTTTACCTCATTTCTTTTTTCCCAAATTGGGTGACAGCCAGCGCGAAAAACAGCCCAAACACGACAATCGCGCACAGCAGGAACGGAAACATTGAGAAAGCGGCATCGGAAGTTTCTGCTGTAAAGTCATGGAGAGAGCAGGAAACGAGATAACCGCTGTAACAGTACGGGTAGACGATCCACAGCGGCGTATTCGCAACCAATACACCGGGAATCACAAGCAGCAAATTTAATCCCACAGAAAGAAGCGGCTTTTCAAACAGTACTGTGATGGCCCACATAGCCGCAATGCACGGCAGCATAGTCAGAAACAGCCCCAAGCACCATTTCAAAAGATACAGGATCGGCAAGGTTTCTGTTACTCCCATCGTCTGTGTCGCAATCAACCCGGCGATTACGAACACGACAAGAAACACCACCATTTCCATAAACAGATAAAAGGTAAGCACACAGAATTTGGCAATGGATAATGTGCAACGGCTGACCGGCAGCGCCAGCATTTTCAGAATCCCGTTATTTCCTGTTTCTCGTCCTGCAATCATCACGCAGACTACAATCATGCTGAACGGGAGCAGATAGTAGGCGTAGACAAGCGCACTTTGAATGAACATGGCAGGCCACGCATTAGTGTATTCCGGCGTAAAGTAGTTGCTCAAACTCGCAACCCCGGAAACCACCACCAATAGAGGTGCAATGAAAATCAGGGGTACGATTTTGGAGCGTTTTACTTTCATAAACTCGATTTTGAGCAAATCCAAAAAGCTCATTTCTTATTATCCCTCCTTACTCGTAGCGTCTGTACTTCGCCAGCCACAAGCCCACAGCAAGGAACAACAGCGTTTCCGCCAAAGCGACAAGAGCAACCGTCGGATCAGGCTGGGCGCTCATGGCTACCGCAGGTTTCAGAATAATCACAAAAGGATGCACCAGCAAAAGCGTCAGCCCCGAATTTGCAAGAGCCATACCACTTAGAAAACCGGCGACACCAATTCCAAGCGGCACCCACATATTTTCAAAGCGCGAGGAAATCAGCAGCATAAATGACAGTACCGGCATGGATGTGAGAAAAGAGTATCCGGCAAAGCGTACCAGCGTACCCATCTCAAACGCTCCGTCCGGCAAATCCGTCATTCCGATTTGTGCAAGTGCCAGATTTTGCAGCACGATTGCAACCAAAAACATGACCGTCAGAATCAGAAATTTGCACAGATACATGGCCGGGACGCTGACGGGAAGCATATACATCTTCTTTACGG